AAGAAGCCAATTCTTTCTAAGCTGTCAGTAACTTGATCGTTATTGATTCGAGCCATTGCTCTTGAGATTTCTCGCATACCATCTTCGCCGTAGTGACGAATCAAGTCTTGTCCACGTTTAAGTAGCATTAAAGAGTTTTGTCTAGAAGCAGCTGCTTCGCCAACAGCAACAGGTACACCTGCTTCTCGTAGAATATTCGAGGCAAGGGTTTTCATATCACTCACACTTCTACTGATGAAAGCTACTGTATCCATTAGGATCGCTAGTTCTTCCATACTCAACTGACCCTGATCGAAAGCCTTGATACTGGCTAACAACTGGTCTTGAGCATTGACTTCAATCATCCGAGCGGCAAGAAGCTGCCCCGGATTCAATCCGTTTTGAGCTGTCCAAGTTAGTAAGTCTTCAACTGAGATATCGTAACTTGCCGCAAGTTTCTTAAGGGCTTCGTTGTTTGTCGAAGTCTTCGCAAAGAAATCTGCGTTCTGTTCAAACATATTATTAATCTGACTTCTGAGTGCATCAGGAGAGTCAATTGTTGTGGCGTTATTAAAGACACGCTTACCGTCTTTGGTTCGCATCTCAATTTTATTAGGCCCGTATTTTCCTTGAAGGTCTTTCACAATTTTAGGGACAGCGGAAATGTCACCGACAATCCCGTCCTCTGTAAAAGATACAGTCATAGGTACTGGTGGAATCTCGTCGCCAGCAATGAACTTAGTATTGCGGAAAGTTCCATCAGGATTTTTGTAAGTGAGTTCTTGATCTTTAAGTTTATCGACAACGCCTTGAAGTTGTGTCTCAAGAGCTGCTTGTTTTTGTGCAGCCATTTCCACTGCATCAATCATTGGAGCCTGCGCTCCACTGGTGGAAGGAACTTCTGGTGGAAGCTCGCTAGATTTTTTATCAATGCGTTTAAAAATTTTCCGAGCTTTAATTACGTCGAAAATTTTATCAGCAATCTGTGATTCAAATAACCCGTAGAGTCCAACCTTTAATCTCTTAGCTGCTTGACTTCCGTCAATAAACTCTTCGTTCATGTACTCCATGAAGTCGCCCGCAAACGGTGTATTAAGGACGGCTCTTTCAAGCATCATCCCCTCTTCTATATCGTTGAAGGTTCCTTCGGTGGCAATCATAGCAGTGGTCTTGTACGCTCGCTCAGTCATCTTACCTACGTTGACTGCACCTTTTACGGCTTGAAGTCCTTTAAGGGCCGCGGCGTAGCCTGTCGCAAGTTGTAGGATAGTTCGAGCTGCTGTTTGGAAACCGCTATCTGGCAACGTCTTGGTGATATAGTCTACGTTCTCAAGCGAAAGGTCGTTACCGAAAAGTTTAGAGATTGCATTAGCGCCGTCAATACCAGCATTAAGGATATCCTCGCCAGTCTTAGCGGTTGTATCCATACCAAAAGAAACAAAGTCTCCAACGGGGAACGGGACGACTTCTTCCATCGTATCGCGTACAGCTTTATAGACTGTCGGATTATCTACGATTTCAACTACAGCCTTTTGTCCACTGGGAGGTAAAGCTGTCTGTCCTGCAAACCCTGAGCGAGCTTCAGCTTCCAGCTCTCTAGTTGTAGCTATCTGGGCAATACCTCTGGTCGAATTAAACATAGAGTCTTCGATCATAATATCTGGAATCTCTTGGTCTTGGACGTCTACGACTGTATCTGATCCCGTGCTTTCGACTTTCATTATTACCTACCTATAGGGTGGAGTGCGTCTACGTGGGTTCAGTGGAGCCACTCGACTGTTCCCCGGAAGTATATCAGTCCCAAGCAAATCCTCCAAGACTGTATTCGACTCAAGTTCATTCATTCTTTTCTCTAAATACTTAGGATCAGATCGCGTAGCCTTGATTCGCTTGAGGTCTTCTTCAGCCTTTAACTGAGCTTCAATACGCCTTTTCACCTCAATTAGATGATTGAGGCTGTCGTCGTATTCTTTTTTAGAGAGCTTGTCGCGGATTGAATCTAAGTAAATCAAATCACCCTGATAATCATCGGGGCTCTGCGGTACAGGTCTTCCCGATAAAGATTGCGGTCTTTTTACAACAGTGCCTAGGCGAGACTCAGCCATAACTTCAAACATAGCCTCGTCTGGATTCATCCCATTTTGAACTCGGGTTAGGTATTCTAGGGCAACCCTAGGTCTAATTTCCTTAGCTGCAATAAATCCGGGGTCTTGTAAATCGTTCCCGTATTTACGTAACATAACGTCTAGTTCAGGTTCGGATACTTGAAAAACACCATTGAGGTAGTCTAAGTTCCGCTTGATATGTTTATCCAACTTAGGATCAGATAGCTTGCGAGCTTCCCTTTCTTGAATACGAGCTAGCCACATTGCCCCGTGCTCATCAGTCATATTATCTGTCTCTATCATAAGCTTGACTCTCTTCTGCATATCAAGAAAGTCTTTAGGTGTGTCTAGGCTATAGAGTGATGAAGCAATATCCAACCCACTCTCATAGGACTTACGGACAATATCTCTCTGTGTTGCCGATCCAAATTCTTTCATGTGTTTATCGGACAGAGAGTCTGTCGCCAAGCCTATCTCAGCCTGTTGCTCTAAAGCTCTAAGCTGCGAGTAATCTCCATCCTGCTTAGCTTTAATTTTTGCACTAAGAATTGCTTGATAGTTTGTTAGTTGAAGTTTTTCCTTCTGATACTCAGCCTCTCTCCGAGAGCGCTCAGTGGCAGTGAAGTTACGTTCGTCAGCCTGATAGCGGCGATCTTCAATTTTCTTAGTATATATTTCAACTTCTTCTGGTGTCAGTGACTTGGTGATGTCTGAGCGCACAACAAGTGCCTCAGCATTGTTGAACTCTTCGCGGTCAATGAACCCATCAACGGCAGTGAGTGCTGTACGTTTTGTTAGGTCTCTTAGGGCTTGCTCTGTCCGAGAATCCCCCGGAGGTATGCCCAACTTATCGTGGATTTCTACGAGGTCTCGTTGCATTTCGCTTAAGGTCTCTGGGTAGTTATAGGGCTGATCGCGTACTGTCTGTAGGCGGGTACTCATGATCTCATCTGTTTTGTTTTTAACAAATAACGTTTCAATCTCTAAACCTCTAGTCTGAATCTCGCTATCAAAGCTGGTGCTCATGCTCTTAAGTTTAGCGCCTACGGCATTTCGTGTTTTAGGTGAGTAGCTCGATCCATATGTCTGGGTGAGATACTGGTCAGCGTCTTTATCAATGCGCTCAATCTCGGCACGCATCTGATCGACGTAAGTTTCCCGATTAGTCTGGAGTGCTTCAAAGTTTTTCTTGGCGTCGTTGTAGCGTCTTGATTTATAAAGCTCAGCATCAGCTACAATGTTGGTGTCAGTGACTTCTTTATTGGCTCTATCAAGGCGAGCGAGTGTAGTCCCGAAGCCGAATAGGGCTTTCCCTAAAGCAGCTGCGCCTTCCCCGCTTGAACGTGCTAGTGATGGATTGACAGCGTTACCTAATCCACCCATCTGTCTGCGAACGCTTGTATTAAGTGCTGGTACTCTAGGCATATTAAGCTCCTACTTTAGGCATTGTCGTGCCTGAACTATACGCAAGCATACTAGAGGCTGCACCTAATCCGATAGTGGCTGCTTGGGTTAAATTGTATGAAGCACTGCCGAGCTGCTTAGCTCGATCTTTAACCTGCGTCATATTAAAGTTCATTTGCATTCGTTGCATCTTGGCGTTATCCCTAATAGCAGCTATTTCATCCTGAGCTTCAGCATAAGTTGAATTGAGTACGTCAAGCACTGATCCACTAGCTTCAAGACCTAAGCCTCCAGCCATAGCTTGCTGTTGACCCATAACCGCATTGGCTTCATTTCTAAAAAGTCTTTCTTCGCGCTCTTGTTGGCGGAACAAGAACTGCTCTTGCTCCTGCATCCACTCGTAGTTACGCCAATGAGCGGCTGCTTCGTCGCTATTAGCTTTAAGCTGTCCGAATATTGATAGCGCAGCTCCTGCGCCCATAACTGCCATGGGTAGCATTATAACCTCTCGTTGATGCCTCTCAGGACTAACCCAAGAATGCACGCATTATAGGGACTACTTGATTCTACTACAACACGGGTGTCGTTACTAGATGAGCCTGCAATATTCACTGGAACCAGTCCAGTAAACGGTGTCAGGGAGTCTCGCTCAAGAGGGTAAACTATCTTTTCGTTGTCGTTGTTAGTCCCGTACTCTAGCTCGTAGGTGCGGTAAAGTTCTAGGTCAGCGTTAGAAATCCTGAAAAAATCTCCCCGTGAAGTGTAGATATAGTTTGGCCCTACTTCAAGCGGCATAGTTTCAATCTTGGCTGTGAAAGGAAAGCCTACAATATACTCCGATGCGCCGGGGACTCGGTCATCGGCAGGTACGGTTATTTTACCAGTGCCGTCCGAAGTATAACTATGGTACGAACCGTCTACCATAAGGACAGTGTATTTTGTATTCGCCAACAGTCCGGGAATTTCCCAGATTGGTGGGTTGAGAGAGGTAGATATGTACAGCCAGTTATCTAGGAAATTAATTCTAGTGTTGGCTACGAAGTTAGTTGGACTAGGTAGCGCGTAAAACTCCCCTCGCATGCGCCCGACGTACCCTGTGTCAAATGTCTCTCCTGCAAGTCTATAAAACGCCAATAGTGAGTAGTCTTCGCTTCGGGTAATTAAACTTCCAGTGAGAATGGGGTCTATGGCAATAATATCAAAAACGCTTATTAGGCTGCTCATTCGACAGAAGGTAAAACCAATGCTGTCGTCAATATCGGAAAAATGTGCCGCATATAAACGAAAGCTTGGTGTTGAATCTTTTGTGAGAAGATATAAAATATTCCTATCTTTGACGTAAGCCGTGCGTACGATAAAGTTGTCTCGATAAGTTGTCGCTTCTTGCATCATATCTTCCGATAGGCGGGATATATTGCGGGAAATAAATGAGCCATTCTCGGAAGAAAATCTAAGCTCAATTAACTGCCGTTTGGTTCTATCAATGAAGATAATATTATCCTTAACGTAGGAAACTTGCTGAGCAACAGCTCCAAAATAACTAACTACAGATACTTGCGGCTGGTTAATTGCCGAAATAGCGCTATCTCCGCCAGACAACTGAACCTCTCGGGACTCAGTTCCAACGAATAAATTTCGAGAAGTGCCTACCCAAGCGATCTTATCACCGATCCCTAGGGAAAGTTCAAAGTTAAAGGGGTCTGAATCAACAGGCCTAACTCTACCTGTATAGGCAAACTTAGCAGTGGTTTCGTTATCAAAGGCAATGTAGTTATTTAACCTTGACGGAAGAAATGTTTCACTTGCCCAGATTTTATTCGGGCTATTGACATTGTTAGCATAAAGGATTCTACCTTCAAACGAGGAAACAACCTTGGGATAACCTTTATCTACTGTCCAAGCCTCTTCGTACCAATAGTCAGTGGCAACGCTCGTATATCCTGCGGTCGTAAAAACTTCTTCGATCTGAGCGACGGTGCCTGAAGTAATGGCTAAAACTTTACAAACAAGAACTCTTGGTGTGGCGTTCTTATCGTCTAGGATGAAATATTCGCCAATACGATTGGCTGTGAAAAACCCAGCCGAGCCTGAGCCAGCGGCGGTTAAGGTCTTTGGTGATCCACCGAGTGCAGGTTGTAGTGTAATCGCCGATACGTTGGCTACCTCCATGGGGCGGTGAATGATTTCAGGTACCCGCCAAGGATTATTAACAGGTGTGTCTGTACCTACTGCTCGCGTATCTACGAAATTAGCGTCGATAAAAGTAGGGCTTGTGTCATAGAAAAAATCAGAAAAAACCACTGGGCGCATAGTCCCAGATGCATGACAAATTATTAAGTATGACCCTCTTTGAGTGTATGTAAACCCATAAGGATCAAGTCGAGCTGCGGCTACTAAAGCATCTCTAACCGAAGCTGATTCGACTGGATAGGCGGTACCATATCCAAGGAAGCTTACGGTAGGATTAATGGCTCTGTAGTGTATTTGGATATAGCCATAAAAGTTTGGGATAGTGAAAGGTATGTGTACACCTTGCCCATCTTCAACACCAGCTGTGCCAAATTGTTCAATCCCCGGACGCTTGGTTATGCCACCCGTGGAAAATATTTCAAAGTTTTCAAGAGTCTTAGCGCCTTGCCTGTACTCGGCAACGTCACCTCGGTTACGAAGTTTTTCACTAAGCTGCCCTGCTCGGAATGTATTTTGATTGTGAAAAAATCTAGCCATTATCTTCTAGCCCAGAGAAGTTCATCACTGCTTGCTTCTTGAGGCATGCCCCTAGATTGAGCATTGGTTGTGCGCGCATCGCCGAGAAGGCGCTCCATCTCAACGCCAAGTCTGGCTTTAACTGCGTCGCTTTGAACCAAGGCAAAGCATAATTCGTCAGCAAGTGTGACGGCAAATAGGTCTTCAAATAAAGAGTCGAACTGAGATTCTGGGGCGTCGTAGATATAAACTAACTTAAGTTTTTCCCCGCCGTTATAGAGAATTTTACCATTCTCTTCAAGGTGCTCGTACCCTGTGTTCTCAATTTCAAGAAGACGAATCCAGTCTGATGGTAACAGGAATTCGTGAGAGAACCCAAAGACTGGGGTGGTGAGTTCAGCAGTTAATTCAACACGCTTCTTGGCAAAGTTCCAAGTGTGCTGACGTAAAAGCTTACGCTTAATGCGCTCGTAATTAGCGTCGAGTAGCTTGGCTCGCTTATTGTTATCGTTTAATGCTGTAATAGGTTCTTGACCTAGCTTAGTTAAAGCTGCATTACAAATGCTTAAATCTGTAGCCACGGAACCTCCAAAGAAGAGGAGGGCTTGCGCCCTCCGATCTTTAGTCTACTACGAAAACGATCTGAACGACAATACTTAGGCCAGTCAAAGCTGTTGAAGCAGCTGTTGGCTTAAGCATGATGTCCACTGGCGAAGCAAATTTCTTACCCCAACCCGGAGCAATTGCGCCAAGTTTTGCATCCACTGCGGCAGTGTTGCAGTCTAGGGCTGCGAAGAATCCGTCAGCATCAGCTACCTCAACTCCATCAACACTTGCTCTCCAGCCGATGTTACACGCGCCAGTTGTACCCCAATCTGGAGACTTAACACGCATATCCATTACGCGAGCACCTTGTGGCAATCTGTAAAGGAAAACATCGTCAGCGGTTGCAAGTTCAGCAGCTGCTGTGAAAGTTACCAACGCTTGACGAAGTCGCCCGTTAGTAAGTCCAGCCTCTACCAATTCAGAAGGGCGTTGGATAAACGCCTTGCTGTATTCATTTGTATATTTATCAGCCATAAAATCTCCTTATAAAACCAATTAATTAAGCTTCGTTGCAGATTAGTTCAACAACTCTTTCTTCCTCAAGGCGCGTAGCTCCCATAACCATACGGAAGTATACAGACCATGAGTAGTTCTTTGTAGACTCTTCTTGGATTCTTGAGAACGAGTCCTCTCCAATCGCTAAAAGAATCGCAGAACCTTGGTAAGCAAAACAGCGTCTAGAAGTAGCAGCTGTTACCGTACCAGTACCAGCACCTACTGTACCGTTTGTTACAGTATAAGTAGCGTTAGCAGCTAGTCTTGGTAGGCGTTGTGAGCGGATGAATTCAAACCCCATGAATGAGTTGATCTCTCCACGAACAAGCGCTTTAACAGAAGCGTAATCTGAGCTAGTAAGCTTCTCTTCGTTCAAGAGGTCTTCGAGCTGGCGACCAGTAACTACCAAGTAAATTGGCTCGTCATCTGATTCGTTTTCCCAGAACTTACCACGCAAACGGATAAGAGTTTCGATGTTCATCTCTACACCAGTAGTAGTTGTACCATCAAAACAAGCAAGTTTTTGCGAGTTTGGAAGTGGGATTGCTGTGTTACCTTCTTTGTCACCATAAGCTGAACCAAGGGCAGCAGCGATGATGATGTCGTCAATCTTACGACCAGCAGCCATAGCGTTAGTTTTTGCGTATTCTGATGTTGGCTGATGAATTACCTTCAACTTATCAGTGCTGTCGCAAAGAACTGAACGGGCAAATGGACGCATATCTACAGCTCTACGGCTATAGTCTGGATCAACGTATTGTGTATCTGAACTACGACCTACGATTTCTTGTAGCTCGCCTTCACCCAAACGATCGTAGTAAGCTCTTTCAGCTTTCTGTGATTCGATTCGGATACCTTTTCCTCTAAGTCTTGAGCCTTTTTGTTGTGCTAGGTGGACGACGTTGCTTGTGTACGACTTCACCATAGCTTCAGTGATAATAGCCATTGTATACTCCTATAAAGAATAAAAATTTTTGTTACGATTGGTTTTCGACAAAACTACCCGTACACGGATTTCGTCTGTTTCCAGTCTTTCAAGAGGATCGTTACCGACTACCCTAACTGAAGCTTAGTACCATTAGAATACATAATGCGATCTGTGTCAATAGGTAAAGTGAGGGAGTTTTTTACGCTCCCCCACCACACACGGAGGTTCCCTAGGCTTGAGGAGAGCCCGAGATCAAAATTTCTTGTAGCTTTAACATACGGTCTACGGCGGATTTGTGGTTCGGGTGATCTGAATTCCAGTACGGGTGAGCCATGTCGCCCATAATTCTACCATGCTCTTGCTGAGCTTCGTCTTTTGTGGTGCCTAGGTGAGCAACAGTCTGGCGGCTAAAGGTATCTTCGTTTAGACCCTTGGCAACTTTGTTCATTAAGCGAATAAGGGTAGGGTTTGAGTCTAAACCAGAGGCTTTAAGCTCATTAATTAGACCTTCATCTGCAAACTGTTTAAGGGCAATTTGTGCCGCCTTGAGTTCCTTCGGAAATCCTGCGCCCCAATCATCTTTTAGCTTGGTGACTTGCTCTTCCATAGCCTTAGTGGTCAGAGTTTGTTGGGTCTTAATGGCGTTATCTGTCTGTGACTGGAAAAAATTAAACATCTCTTTAGCTTGCTTAGGCATGATTCCATGCTCGAAGGCAACCTTTTTGAAGCTGTTCTTGAATTCGTCGTCAAAATATTCAGTTTCCGCAAACTCAACCTTATACTCATCTTCTTTTGCAGGTAATCCAAGCTTATGCATAGCCTTGCGCCAGTCTTCTGGTGTGGCGAATTCATCTGGTACTGTGATTTTGTCCTTACCGATAGCCTTCTGAGCGTTGATATAGCTCTTGACTAGGTCATTCATATTAGTAATAACGCTTAGCGACTTGTCTCTCACAAGCTCTGCGTCAACGCCTTTCAACCATTCAGGTACGTCTGTCGGAGTCGGTGCAGGTGCTGGGTCTCCACCTGTAGCTGGGGCTGGTGTCGGGGTTGGTTCGTCTGCTAGCGAGATAACTGGGGTAGTAGTGCCTGTTGATGCTGCACCCGGATCACCACCTTCGTTATAAAGTAAATGTAAATTCCTCATCAAATTTCCTCCTAATCGAAAATAAGTTCGTCAAACATCTTGTCGATGTCTTTGGGTTTAAGTCTTACCATAGAGATGATACGCAAAACTAAGGCACGCTGTCCTTCGTCAAACGCCATAATTGAATGATCTTCGTGATAGATGGTCTCAAAGAACTTGGTTGACTTTATCAGGTCTTCCAAGATGAGTTTACCTTCTGGTGACGAGAACACTTTGCGATAAGATTCTAGAATCTCACGCTTCTTCTTAGCTTGCTCAAACATTTAACCCTCTACTGTGCTCAATACGTCAGCTTCCTCTTGTGCGCGAGTTAACTGATTCTGTTGTTGTTGAGCTTCCTGCCGTGCTGATCTTATCTCTTGGACAAGTCTATCCTCTGTAGAGTATTCCGCAGGTAGGTTGAACTTGTCAATCAAGTCTCGAAGGACGCCATCGCCGTCAAAGATGTCGAGCATCTCAGGCTTTGATTGGATTAGTGGGGCAGCTAGTTGGATAACTCTCGAGATATTATCAACGTCTGCTGTCCGCTGTACTCGTGCAATCTGTGACGTGTACTCAACCTGTAGCACCATGTCGGCAATCTCAGGTGGAGCTGGTGGAAATAAATCTTTTCTTAAACAGATACCGTAAACTCTCTCAAGCATTGGTCTGAGTAACTCAAACTGTTGACGTCCAAGCACAGGGCCTAGTACACGCAACTGCTCCTCGATACGTTGACGAACCTCGACGGTTGTCATTCTATCGCCGTCTCTGATTTGAAGCTTGTCGATATAAAAAGCTTGCTTAATGCGCATCTCTACGTCACGAAAAAACTCTGCCCCTAGGTCAGGTCTTGCGCCTGATTGGATAGGTTCAATTCGATCACGGCTGTTTGCTCGGTAGTAGTTCACTCCGCCAGACTTAAGCTTGATCGGCATAAGAAAGCCGTCGTCAGGCATCTGAACTGGTGGGTCTACAATCTTACTCAGCCCTTTCAATATATACATTTGAAGTTGGTTAAGCATCTTAGCGTCGGATAGGCACTTCATCCCCGGTGAACGTCCGTAGAGTTCGCCAGATGATTTACTCCAACGGGTAACGACATAAGGATTTTCGTGAAAGCCTTTCTCGCTAAGGATTATGTCAAACTCTTTTAGAACCTTGTATGAGGCAAATGGTAGTTTAGACGGTGAAATTAATTTAGGGTTGTACTCTGTACGCGGTTCAACCAAGTGAATGATTGTCATCTCATACTGCTCGTCGTCGTTGAAAAGTTTTCTCAATCGCTCGTGCTTATCAAGCACAGCTTCGCCAAACTCTTGAACAATCTGACGGAGAGTCATCTTGAATTCATAAGAAACAGTGTCAACCATCCCCTTACTGTTCTCGGCAATATAACCTTCGTAAACTGGGCGAGCGTTGAAGTTAACGACGTAATCGTCATCTTCTTCAATCTTCATCACAGCTGTCCCAAAGCTTCCAAGGTCAATATAGACTTCGTGGATTTGTGTTTGGAAGTTTGATTGGTTCATGACGTTAGTCATGATACGCACAACGTCCTGCAACCACTGCTTAACATTTTTATTTTTATCGAGCTGTTTGTCGCCTGTGCTTAAGCCAAACCAAATAGATGACGGGTTGGTAAGCATACCATGCAAAGCTGATGCCAAGTCTTCGTTCGCTTGCACTGACACTGACGTGTATAATTTGTTTTCGCGGATATCGCCCTGAACGGGTGATCCGTAGACGTTGTCTTTCTTCGGCACGAAATACTCGGCAAGTTGTTGCCAGTACGAATCCCAGTTACTTCTGGACGTCTTAAGTCGGTCGTGCTTCTTGACGACCTCAAGTGCTTTCTTATCTGGTTCCACTTAGCTCCCCAATAGTGATGGCATTGATTCCATCATGCTCGCTAGTAAATTAGGTTGACCTTGTCCTTGTGCGTTCCCCGGTCTCTGCCCCTTTCGACTGTTAGTCGAGAACTGTGCTAGAGCAGCAGCTCGAACTCTAGGGTCAACAAAACCTGCGTAATTGCTGTTCCGTCTACGCATCTGCTCGTCTTTATCTAGATTAAAAAACGCTGGGCCTGCAATGATCCCTTGCTCGGTGTTGCCGATATATGGTGCGTTCGGTACCATCTGAGGGTTTTCATAAATATTATCAGGAGCTTTCGTTCCGCCGTATTTAGCCATAAGAACCTCTCTACCAGTTCATACTGTTATCAGCCTCACGGGGAAGCTGTTTGCGATCAAACCCTATTCTAGCAGGATTGTACGTAAGTGCAAGCTGTCTGAATGCATCAGCTGAATCCGATGTCCAGTCATGCAGCGGCTT